ACACGGCTCCACCGGCTGGTGGAAGCACGCCGGCAACAACCTAAACCACCACTGGGTAGTTCCACTACTGTAAGAATCGCTGTGCTAGAGTTCCAATCATGACAGAACCACTATACACAGAAGAAGCCACAGAGCCGCAAAAGACCAGCAAGGCATCAAAGCCTGCCGTAGAGTCGTCTCCTCTTGAAAGATTGAAAGAGACTATTTCCAAGAAGGTTGAGCGCGCCACAATTGTAATCAATGTTCCTGAGCGTCCTGGCGTTCAGTTGCGTATCCGTCCGACTATTACACAGCAACAGATGAAGGCCTGGCGTCGTAATTCCGGTGAAGATACCAAGGCTGGAATGGACCCTAGTAAGTTCGCTTGCTATTTAGTTGGACATACGACTGATGGAATCATGATCAATGGCGAAGAAGTCCTTGATGATGAAGGAAATGAACTAAACTTTGCTTCTAGGGAAGTCCTCAAGATGACCGATACCTCACGACCTGTTCCTGATGCTGTCCGTGCATTTTTCGGCGTTGATCCACATATCGAGGCTGCTGCTTTGACCATCCTAGACGCGGCGGGGTATTCAGATACTGTTGATGCCGTGGACCCTACGATGACGCCTTCGAAGAATTAATCAAGGACCACTCGGTCATAAGCGCCGCTCGCCTCGGTGAACTCTGGGGCACTAATCCTTTGGAATTCCTTCGTCTTGATGAAGACGAATGGATGATATTACTTGCTTGTGCTAAAGTAATACAGCAGGATAATGAGGAACGCGACCGGGAAATGAAAAAACGGAATCCTCGTTAATAGTTATACGGATTTCCGGGAGTAATGATGGCAGACGAAAAAGTCGGACTTGTAGTCAAAGTCAAGGTCCATGGCGAACAACAACTCCGCAAACTCAAACGTGAAATAAACGGTCTTAACGACCACGTTACCCTGCTCAAAAATCGAGTTACATCCAACCTTGACAGCATGGATGCTAAATGGAAAAAGCATTTTGACGGAGTCGACAAAATGGTCAAAATGATGGGTGGGGCGCTCACAAAGTTTGTTGGAATGTCAGCAAAATTTGCTGCAGGACAACTTGCCGCAATGGGAGCCGCAATGATGGTTGTTCACGGAGCATTCATCCTCGGTAACGCATCAATGAAAGCATTCCGATATATATCAAAGGGTGTTGCAGCCGGACTAGCCTCCATTACCGTCGCCGCCGGAACTGCTGCTGCCGCTATTAGAGAAAATCAAGCAGCCATGTTTGCCTATAAGAAATTGGGCAAGAATGAGTTTGGTTCTGGGATGAATCAGGTTCGTCAAGAGATGCGTGCTATGGCTCGCGATACTGACCTTGCAGGCTTGAGTGCCAAAGATTTAAATTCTATTTATTCTGAAATATCAAAGAAGGGCACTTACACACAGTCTTCTCAGGCTCTTGTTAAAAGTTTGATGGATTTTGGTGCTGCTGGTCAAGATGTTGCCCAGGGAGCACAGGCCGTCGGTGCTTTAGTTGGGATGCTTCAAGACCCTAAGGCTACATTTGCGCAGATTACTGCATCTGCGAAGGACCTTGGTCCCGCAATGGAAAATGCTCTTAAGGAAGCGAAGACTAAAGGTATTGATACTGTCGCTGAATTAAAAGGTGCGATCCTTGATGGAACATTGTCCGTCATAGGTGGCGTGAATGGTCAGTTCGCTGCTGTCAACGACACTCTTATCGGTCGTTTTAAGAAAGCAATGAATATTATTAAGGCTGACTTTGCTGACTTTGGTCAAGTGTTTTTGGCGCCGGCAAAAGATGCTTTAGGAAAGATTGAACACACCATTAGGCGAACTTTAATTCAAGTGACTGGGACTCTTACCACTTTTGGCAAGGGCTCCATGATGGATGGTCTTACTAGTGGTTTTGAAAAGTTGGCTGATGGTTTTGCCAAGATGATCAATAATTATGTCCCCAAGGCCGAGGGGATGTTAAAGGGTATTAGTAGTTGGTGGAGTGATTTTAGGAACGGTTGGAATGATGTCCTAGATAGGACTCGTCCTTTTATCGATGCTGCCAGAGTTATTGAAGACATGATCAAGAATGCTTTGCAACCGTTGTTTAGTGAGTTCGGTAGTGCGATGGATAATACTCGTAATTTGATTCTCAATAATAAGCAAGCGTTTGAAGAGTTTGGTACGCGTGTTGGTGCATTTATTACTGAGTTTGGTCGGTTTGCTGGTGCTACTCGTGAAATTTTTGTTCAGGCAATGCCGTTTATTAACGATATGGTTGAGGGGGCCACGAAACTTTTCCATATATTCAATGATGTTCTTGGTGCAGTTAGGCAAATTGCTGGTGTTGATAGTCCTGCTGGTGCGTTTGGTTTAGCGGGTGCCCTCATGGCTGGTGGTCGTGGTATGAAGAAAACTATTGGTGGTGTTGTTCCGGATTTTGCAAAGATGCAGAAAACTCAGTTAATGAATGTTAATGCTGGTGTTGTTAATGTTGATGGCCCGGGTGGTGGCATGTCCAGTAAGACTGGTGGCGGAGGCGGCGGTATTGCTGGTGCCGGTGGGCGATCTCTTACTATGCCAAGTGGGAAAACATTCCCCATGGCACCGAATCAACTTCAGGCTGGTAGTGGGCTCTACGGTGCAGGCCACCCTATGTCTCCTCTTCGTCAGCAAGGTATGAGATCACAGGTTGGTATAGATAATACTGGTGGTGGCGCTCCTACGGGGACTGGCGTTACTCCTGCTGGTGGCAGAGAGATTGCGCCAGGATATGTTACTGGACCGCATAATAAAGGTATTTATGAGACTGCCAGTGGACGTAAATTAACTATGAGGGATGGTGGATGGTGGAAGGCTATGGCAACACCAAACACACCCGGATATGCGCAATCAGTAGATGGTGTTGACCCATCTAGATACAAAAAATTTATGGGCAAGTATGGTCCTCGTGCACAGCGAACAACTGAAGCATATGCAAGATTTGCTGGTGACGAAGCAAAAGGTATTAAGGGTTTCAATAATAGGGCTTCGACAGGCATAGGGGCAACTTTGGGACTTGGTCTTCTTTCTAGCATTGCTCCCGAATCTGCCAAGGGTGCTTTGGCTCTCGGTTCTGGAGTGGCGATGTTTAACCCCGGGGCTGGTGTTGCTATCGGTGGTCTTGGTGCTGCAGCAACTAGTACTAGTAGTGGTTTTGGCGCTGCTTCTGGAGCGATGGGTGGTTTTGCTGCAGGAATGATGACTGGTAGTGTTCCGTTTGCAATCATCGGTGCAGTCATGGGCGCTATTGCTGGCGGAATCATGGGCGCTGTTAATAAAAGAAAAGAAGAGTACAAACTTGCCAGAGCCGCAGGCGCAGCCATGGCGAGTAATGTCCAATCTGGCATGCTGTCCGGAATAAGTTCTTCGTTGGGTTCAGTTGTTGGACAAGGTGCGGGGGTCACTAGGCGTGTTGCTAAACAACAACTTGATACTTTGGTTTCTACAAATCAACAAAATGTTAATGATATAACGGGATTTATCGCCCAGGGCCCAGATGCTTTGAAAGCCGAAATGGCAAGAGGCTACAATGAACAAAGTGGAGTATTTGCAAATATACCCTATGATAAATATCAAGATGCATTAAACCGTCCCCAAGCATTTGCAGAAGAAACTCTCAGAGAAATGAACAAAGACCTGAGCGCAAGTAGGTCTATTCAGACTATTTATGACTCAAGAATGAAACAGTATGAACAACTTTTTGGCATGACGGAAGATCAAGTTTTTGGACTTGCACAAAGTACTGGTTTGAACTTGATGGAAGTAACACAAAGTCTTGATTCCGCAATTAGTCAACTTGTTTCAGGGATGATTAGCAGCACTTCCTCACTCAATGCATTTATTGGTGAAACATATGCCAGCATGTACGACGTCGTAGATACAGCAAAGAAAGCATCAGAAGCACCCAAAATATATGACGAGGCAGCGCGTACTATATTCGACAAGAATGCTGCGGGAACTTTGACGTCACCAGATATCATGGATTTCTTAAAAACTGCGTTGCAACAATTTCCAGCAATGTATGGCTCCTCCCCTGGCGGACAGACGCGTGGCTTAATAGAGTTTGGAAATCAATTCTTAAACGAAAACGGTTTGGCTTATCAGTATGGACCTAATGGAGAAAAATATCCATTAAGCGGGATGGGTGGCACTTTCTTTAATCAAGAAAACAAGCCAATCATGGACGAATTGAGAGGTATACAACAGGCGTCACTTGGACGTGCCGGAAGAGAATTGCTGACAACCTCTTTAACTACTATGGGTCTTCAATTGTCGGACCCAAGTCTTGCTTCGGGATTCGGAGGACAGTTGAATGCTCTTGCCCAGACAGACCCAGAAGCAGCAACCAATGTCGTTAATACTCTGGCTAAATTTCAAGATTATTTTGCTGTGGCAACAACAGAAGAACAACAATCGGCAGTTACTAGTGGGCTTGACAGTTATTTGAAAGAGACATTCAACACTTTGTTTACAGGGGATTGGGCCACAACAGTATTTAAACCATTAGAGGACACTGCTGCTGCGACGTCAACTGCTGTTTACAAAGGAATAACAGATGCCTTTGCGCCAGGATTTAACCTCTCCGCAAACAGTGTAAGTGTCGCCGCTGCTCAATCAGCGCTTGTTACAAGCCCCTCTGTAACCGTAGTTCAAAACGTCGCACCTAAGGACACTAAATTCCCTAAATCCAATAGTGTTGGTGATACGGGTACCAACTTATCGAAGACGCTTGACGCACACCAAAGACTCAATACTGGTGCCGGGAATAGATTTATAACTTCAAGTTACAGAAATTATTCACTTGGATCATCCAACTCTGACCATATCAATGGTCGTGCCTATGATCTTGTTGGCGACAATTTGATTTCATATCGTGATGCCGTTCAACGTGATGGTGGCTTTGCTCAATTCCACGGCGATACACAAAATAGACATCTTCATGTTGTTCCTAGAATTGGCGACTCCATGTCACCTGCGTACGCAATGGCAACTGGGGCTGCAAGCGTTACGGGGTCTCAGTCATCAGGATCACCCGTATATAATATTACTGTCAATGGTGCTGGTTCTAATCCCGAGGAAATAGCAAATATAGTTATGCACAAAATTAAGATTAATGAAAAAATTAGCAAAGAAAGAGCATACTGATGTCTGCAATATACTCCTGGGGCGTGGCAGATGAATTGAATTTCAAAGGACCGTACATAGTAAAAGATGGGAAATATATTCGCGATCAGATATATACTGTAAAAAAATCTGATCCACCAATATCTCAGAGGACCAATGACGCTGGGAGAAAACTATATTTAGTATTGCACAAAGGACAATTAGCGGAAGTAATAAAAAGTGATTATTGGGGTTTAACTTATTCATATACCGACACCACAAAGTGGTTCATAGTAAGGCTATGGGTCTATGCCAGTACACCGCAGATACCCAAGAGAACCGAATATGACACGGTGAATAATGGTGGTGCCGCTCTTTACTGGATGGGAACTTGGGCAAATTCAGCAAACGGTGACCGTATGCCAAAAATGTTGACATATGCAGAACCTGGAATGAATTATCGCTATATATATAAAACTAATGAACTCGGCAAATTTCCCCTAGGCAGTCCATCTACCGGAACAACACCCCCACCATCCGTTGGTGGCGGACGTGGCAATAACCCTGGCTGGGATGGAACAATACCTTCGACCGGCCCCAATAGCGGTACTTCTATTACCGTTGGAACGAATCCACCCAGTAGCGGTGACGCTCAAGACATAGCATGGTGGCTGAATTACCCCCCCGCTCCAAGTACCGCTTCAAGTACCAACCCTGGTACCCCTAAGCCTGGCGACAAAGACAAAGGCAAAGGCCAATGGGTTACTGGCCCAGATGGACAAAGATACTACTTACCACCTGGTATTGATTTTGCTGGATTGCAAAGAGAATACGACAGGACGCACCCTAAGCCTGAAACAAAAATTGTCGTCCGCATGCCCAAGGGCTACGCCTCACCAGTATCAACCGTTGACACCAAACCACGGATGACGCAAAGACAACTAGATTTGACCGAAAGTGGTCAAGCAATAGGCACTGCCACGGAGACATTCGTCTTTCCTTATATTCCGCAAAATATTCGATATTCAGACATTGGTTCGCAGTGGCAAGAAATTCCTCGCGCATTGAACACTTCATTTGTTGACTGGGTTGGATATAAGTTGATGAAAGTCTCTATGGATTTTCTTGTTACTGCAAGAATGCAAGTTGGCCCAGTGACAACGCCGAATGTCGTTTCTGATGGCCTATTTAACTCCGTGGCTGAAGATTTAGGTAGATTGCGAAGGATGGCAACAAACAAGTCTCCCGTCACCCTGGAGGGTTTTGATGACATTCTGAGCGTACAAATGGCTCGGTCAAAATCCGGAGGACCCAGAGGTATTGAGTTTGTTATTCAGGATTTAAATATTACCGCTGGTCGCAGAACCATCGACCCAGACACCGGTCTAGCAACGAGCCCAATATCAAACATTGCTGCCGCACAAGTTAGCCTAACTTTACAAGAGATACCCATAGAGAGCGTCACCATAGTGAAACTCCCTCCTTTAAACTTAGGTGCTCCACTTATAGGCAAGAAAGAAGGTGGTGGTGGTGGTGGTGTGCCTTCATTGGGTCTGCAAAGCGATCTCCTAACTGGCCTTAAATGGGCGGTATCCGAACCACCGGCGGGTACCTGATGGCTGCTGAATATAAGTTCAGTGAAGAGCGCTGGGACGCTATCAAATCTGAATACAGTAAACATGAGTGGGATATTGTTATTGGCGATTTAGATACCGGCCAAATAGCAATCATTAAAGAATCAATTTTGAGTATGCAAGTCAGTTACTCGATGTCCGAAGTGACACAATTGAGCATATCTTTGATTGACCCAAATTTCGAAATGTTAAAAGCAAACTATTTTATTATTGGTCGAGATGTTCTTTATCGCTCAAAAAACATTGCAGAAATGAAAAGACTCAATGAGGAGAACGATCATAATGGAAAGCAAATAAAACCAAAAAACTATTATGAATTAAAACTAGAAATAAGTGAAGTTAGTGTAGACCAGGGGCCGGGAAGTTCCCCTGTTATTACAATTAATGCACGAAGCAAGCCAATCCAGCAGATGAAAAGATACAAAAATGCCAACGAATTAAAGGCTGCACAGGCAAAAATCAAAGGCAAACAGTCTGCACGAGGTTTCCTTCAATATATATGTGATTCATTTGGATTAGCACTAGTTTCCGATCCACTCATTTCTAAAACATCATCAATTAATGTTTCTTCGGACGCAACCAAGTCATCAGATTCTGCTTGGGATGTGGTGAGTAGGATAGCCGGTGATAATAACTGTGCAATATTTGAAGTTGATGGCGTCCTGTTTGTGGTCAAACTCAAAACGCTATATGGGGGATGGGGAACAGAACGTGTTGCTGCCAATATTTTTAATTTAAAAACCAATACAATCTCCGAAAAAACGATCACTGCTATTCCGATCATTTATCCTCCCCCCTACGGGAAGATGACTGCACTAGGAAAACCACGTTACGAAGACTTCATACTTACACAAATGCCCAGTATTTCAAAATCAGATCAGGACCCCTATCAATGCCAGGCAAGTATTCAGTTGGATAGATTTGCTGGTACTTCTTTGCGCCCTGGTATGACGGTTGCCTTGTGGGGAATACCAACACTTTCCGATGTTTTTATTATTAATACTGTTACTTATGACGAGATGTCAATCAATCCCGTTAATGTAACTTTGATTAAGCCCGAACGTGATGTAGAAGATAAAGATAAGGCTATTCAGGATTATCTTGTTGGCGGTATCTATCTTGCTGCTGAAGCGCCGACATTAGCGTTGTAAGGTATTGTCGTGGCTCTTAATACAACTCCGGATAGGTTTGGTGGCGCTAGTAACCCCTTGCGTCCTGGTGGTGTTTATATTGCCAAGGTAGTACGTGAGCATGGTAATGGTACTGTTACTGTTTTTGTGAAGTTTCTTGGTTCTACTATTGGACCAATTAAGGTCGTTGATTACACACCTGCATCCGTTCCTGTCGTTGGTGAACAGGTCTTAGTAACGTTTTTGGACAACTTACTAAATGACATGGTTGTTATTGGTCGTATTACCCCGAGGAATAGTGGAGGCTCGTCTGTAACGGTCAGTGACACTGCTCCAACTTCCCCGACTGCTGGTGATTTATGGTACGAGTCTGATACCAGTATTCTGTTTGTTCGTTACGATTCCTATTGGGTAGAAGTTGGTAGCGTAACGGGAACTACTGGAGCGACGGGTCCAACGGGCCCTTCAGGTGGTCCGACAGGTCTAACAGGAGCAACTGGCGCTACTGGACCTACGGGAGTAACAGGCGCTACAGGTACTACAGGCGCTGCGGGTGCAACTGGCGCAACTGGCGCAACGGGTCCTACTGGTACTGCCGGCACCACGGGCACTACCGGTGCAACTGGCCCGACAGGTCCCACGGGTATTGGTGCTACGGGAGTAACTGGTGCGACAGGAGCGACGGGTATCGGTGCAACTGGCCCGACAGGAGTAACTGGTGCGACAGGAGTAACTGGCCCTTCGGGTGGTCCTACGGGTGCAACAGGCGCAACGGGCCCTACAATAACTGACGCCAGTCTATTAACTACTGGAACACTAGATAATGCCCGACTGCCAGCGTCGGCAACAACAATCACAACTGTAGGCACTTTAGGTTCTTTGGCGGTTACTGGCAACTTGACTGTAGATACAAATACTTTATTTGTTAATGCATCCACAAACAGTGTTGGTATCGGTACTACATCACCTGCGTCTGCCCTTCATGTTCAAGGCGGTGCGTTAGGAGGCACAGCAGGTAACGAACTTATTGTTGGGCAAATTCGTTCAACAAATGCGAACCAAGATATTGTTTCTACAAAATATAGGCGTATTATTGACGGCGCTACTTGGACTACTGCTCAGGCTAAAATCCAAAGAACTATTGATGTAACCGACATGGGGTATGTCGCTTTTGGTGGAACCTCTGCATTTGATGTTCGCATTGGTTCGGGTACTACAGATATAGCAACATTTGTATCTGGTGGTGTTGACATTGTAGGAAATGTCGCCTTAACAGGGTCGGTTGTTTTTGAAGGCGCAACCGCCGATGGCTTTGAAACAACCTTGAGTGTTACGGACCCCACCGCCGATAGAACCATTACCCTTCCTGACGCTTCAGGAACTGTAGCACTCACAGACTCAACAATGACGAGCAGTACTTTTATAGGTACAACTTCTGTAGCGTTAAACCGTTCATCTGGCGCACTTGCTTTAACTGGTATTACCAGCATTGACGGTAATGCAGCAACCGCATCAGCCGTAGCCGCTGCGAACCTGACTGGGGCTACATTAGCCGCTGGAGTTACTGGGTCGTCGCTTACTTCTGTAGGTACTTTGACTGGGTTGACAGTTTCTAACGCTACGACAGCAGCAACTTTTAGTGGTAGCACTACTAATAGTGCTAACCCAGTAGTGACGCTTAGTGGTGTTCCAGGTTCAGGGTCACTATATCTGTTGAACGATATGGGTGCTGGTTCTTACAACGGCATAGTTACCGCTGGGTCAAAAGGAATTATTGCGGCTGGAGCAAACAACACCACATCAAGAGCGTCGCTTGTTATTGCACCGTGGTCGGATACTTCTTATGGTATTCGTTTTTCGGGTGGGTCTACTACCGATATTTTGGTACAAGGTTCAACCACTTTTTTCCCAAGCCTTGCTGCAAATAAGGCATTGATTGTTAAAGGTTTAGCATCACAATCGGGTGACTTCTTTGATATTCAGGACTCTACTGGAACATCACAGTTCAAAGTTGGTTCTAATGCAGTAATTGGCACTAAAGAATCAATAGAAGTTGGTACTTTAGGAACAGGGAACCGTTACGCAGGCATTGACTTTACTGGTGACGCTACATACACCGATTTTGGTTTAAGGCTTCTTCGTGGTAATGGTGGAGCCAATACTACTAGCCAGTTGCACCATCGTGGTACTGGTGATTTCCAAATCATCCTGCAAGAAGCCGCACCAATAATTTTTTCTACTACTAACACTGAGCGTATGCGTATTAGTAGTGCGGGCAATGTTGGTATAGGTACATCCTCGCCCAGTCAGACCTTGGATGTTGACGGCGGTACTAAATCTAACTTCTACGAAGAGAAGGCAACCGTTTCTGCTACTGCCGCAACAGGCACTATTGCAGTTGACGCCAAAACTACTGGCATCACCTATTACACCACTAATGCTTCAGCAAACTTTGTATTAAACTTGCGTGGCAATTCTTCAACAACTCTTTCTAGTTTAACTGCCGTTGGTGATACTATGACTATTTCTTTCTTGAACACCAATGGTACGACCGCCTACTATCCTACTTCTATTCAGATTGATGGCACTGTCACTGGAGTTACCACTAAATGGCAAGGTGGCACCGCTCCTTCAAGTGGCAATGCTAGTTCTATTGATTCATATGTTTTTATGGTTGTTAAAACTGCTGCAACTCCCACTTATACAGTATTCGCCTCACAGACGAAGTTTGGTTAATTATGCCTAGGTCGGGTTTCAGTTCTAAAGTTTTGGGGTTTAGCAGTGCTATTCCGTTCTCTGCTACTGGCGGTACTACTACAGATAGTGGTGGTTATCGTTACCATACTTTTAATGCTTCGGGCAACTTTGTTGTTACTGGTAGCAAAAGTATGGACCTTCTTGTTGTAGGCGGAGGTGGTGGGGGTTCAGGGGCAAGTGGTGACAAGTTCAACAACTATGCTGGTATCGGCGGTGGTGCTGGAGTATTTACTACAGTAACAAGAACCTTATCTGGTGGAACTTACCCAGTAACCATTGGCGCTGGTGGTGGTACTGCATCAGAAGGATACAGGGGAGTCCCTTCTTTGTTTAAGTTTACTGATGCTTCAGCACCTACTTATGCCGTTGGCGACACTGGTCCTGCTGGTGGTAAAATATTTATGACACCATCAACATCAGGTAACAGCACTGGTTTATATTTTGAAGTTGCGCCAGTTGCTTCTGAGGTATCAAGAACTTGGGCGCAATCTTCCTTACAGAGCACACTAGTTGTTGGAGCACGATTTAATGAAATCGGCACAGGCACTACCATTACTCCGCTCATTGTTGCTCAAGGTAACTTAAGTGCCTCTACTTGCGCCGCAACCTATTGTTCCGATTACACATATGGTGGTTACTCGGATTGGTTTCTACCATCAAAAGATGAAATGACTGCGCTTTATGCAAATAGAGTCGCGGTCAATAGTAGCATTAGTACTTCGGTCCGCTATCATTCCTGTTCAGAGGAATTATTTCAAACTAGTTACATTACATACAACAGAGTCTGGGCTGTTGGCAACGGTACTGGTGTAGTAAGCAAAAACGACTCTTATTTAGTGCGCCCAGTAAGAGCATTTTCTGCTTCAACATTTGTGCCTATCTATGCAGTTGGAGGCTCTGAAACTAATAGCACTTCTTCTACTGCTGGTGGAAATAGCGTATTTGAAGGTGGTCTAGAATATTCAGCCGACCTGCCAACTTCTTCAGGTGGTGGCGGTACTTCGGCAGTTGGGCAAACCCCTTATTACACTTCACCAAATTATTATTCAGGTAATGGTGGTGCTGGTTCTACTTGGAATAGTTTTAAGTCGTTTGGTGGTGGTGGTGGTGCTGGAGGCTATTATTCTACTGGCTACTACACTATTAACAACCGAGGTACTGGGGGAACAACTGGTGGAGGTGCAGGCAGCGACCCTACTCTTGCTACACCTATTGCTGGCGGAAATGGCACCGCTAACACTGGCGGTGGAGGTGGCGGTGGGTCATTCAAAGATTACAGTACAACAGCAGGTGGTAACGGTGGTTCAGGTGTAGTTATTGTGAGGTATCTGCTATGAGTCATTTTGCTGAATTAAATGAAAACAATGTTGTACTTCGTGTGCTCGTTTGCGACAACGATGACCCAAACGACGACGAAGGCTATCAATGGCTGATTGACAATTTGGGTGGGCGTTGGGTTCAAACAAGTTACAACGGCAACTTCAGGGGTTGTTTTGCTGGGATTGGTTTTACTTACGATGAGGAACTGGATGTGTTTAAAGCACCTATCCGAAATCCTCGTCAACTCAACCCCAATATGATTCCGCCAACGAGTCAAGAAAACACTACTGTTTATACATTTGGAGATGATGAAAATGTTACATGAAGACTTGGGTTTTGTGGGGAATATTTGGGTTCGCCAAAATACTATGGAAGCAATCGGTGACACAAATGGTGGTCATGCTCACCAGCACGACCATGTGACATTGCTCGTAAAAGGTTCCGTTGAAGTTCAGGTTGGCGAATACCCATCAAAGACATTTGTTGCCCCAACCTTTATTGTTATCCGAAAAGGTTTGCACCATAAGTTTACGGCGTTAGAAGACGAAACCATTTATTATTGTGTGTTTGCTTTGCGTGACATTGATGGCGACCCAACGGAAATTATTGAAGACCGACATATTCCATATTCGTTAGCAACAACTGAACCCAATCTTTGGGAAGAGTTTATAGAGTGGCGTAATCGCCAACAAGGGAATAAATAATGGCTATTGACTTTCCTAACTCCCCAGCAAATAACGACACCCATACGGTTGGCAACAAAACATGGGTTTACGCAGACGGTAAATGGTCCATTGTTACCACAAGCACCATGGGCGCAACCGGACCCACGGGTCCTCAAGGAAACTTCGGCGGAATCACTCTTGACTATACATTTAGCACAAACACGGCAGCAACTGACCCAGGCGCTGGATTATTGAAGTTCAATAATGCCAATGTAAGTCTTGCTACCATCCTGTACATTGATGATTCATCTGATGGTTCAACTGATGTTCAATCATTCCTAAGAACTATCGACGATTCAACAAGCACCATTAAGGGTCACTTCAGAATCTCTAATAAAGCAGATTCCACAGATTTTGCATTATTTACGATTTCCTCCATAACTGAAGAAACTGGATACTTCACAGTTTCGTGTGGATACGTTTCTGGTTCTGCAACATCTTTCACTAATACAGAAGATGTAATCATTACTTTTGCTCGTACTGGCGATATTGGCACGACTGGAGCGACGGGCATTACTGGTGCCACGGGTATTACTGGAGCGACAGGCATAACGGGCGCCACGGGTCCCATAGGCACGACTGGAGCGACGGGCATTACTGGTGCCACGGGTACTACTGGCGCTACTGGTCCTACAATAAACAATGCAAGTCTATTAACTACTGGAACACTAAGTAACGCGCTACTACCAGCGGCAGCAACGACCATTACTTCTGTAGGTACTTTGGGTTCTTTGGCAGTCACTAACGGTGTAACGGCAGCAACCTTTACTGGTGCTTTAACAGGCAACGCTTCTACCGCATCAGCCGTAGCCGCAGCAAACTTAACTGGGGCTACATTGGCCTCTGGAGTTACCGGGTCTTCGCTAACTTCCGTGGGCACACTGACCAACTTGACCGTGACCAACGCCATCAATGGCACTTTGACAAAAACTGTTACTGGAACAAACACCGCCGATTTGATATACGGAAACATGGCAGATAATGACCAATTTCGTATTAGAATTGGTGGAACAGCAACCAATGCTGGCTATGTAGAAATCGCGACATCAGATGATGGGACTGAACCCATCTATGTAAGGCAGTACACGCAGGTAGGTGGGGTGGCGTTTACGACATTAACCAGGACGGCGACATTACTAGATGGTTCTGGTAATACTTCTTTCCCTGGCACGGTAACTATTGCTGGAAGTTTGGCGCTGTCTGCCTCAACTAACGCTTATGTCTCGTATGCAAACACTCCTGATACTGCATTGCCTTGGTCACAAGGACCAACATTTCAAGGCCAAACTGGTTGGGCTTTTTACTCAGCGGTTTCGGGTTCATATCGCATGGGTTTCCGTGGCAATAGTGCTGGCACTACTAGATATATGTGGTCTGCAGATAGTGCTCTTATTGGCTCACAGCCAACCGACGCAGAAGTTACCAACACATTAAATGTCATGGGAACTGGGCGATTTACTAGTACGGTAACAGCGCCCACATTTAGTGGCGCGCTATCTGGCAATGCTACTACTGCTACTACTGCTTCAAACGTATCTGGTACTGGGGCTGCACAGGTTGGGTACTTGTTGGTCACCAATAATGGGATTGGCTACACTGGGGCGACTATTGGCGGTGGTGCCAATAACCTTATCGGTTTTAGATGGGCAAACCCAAGTGTGAACTGCACGGTCGACAATGTAATTAGTGCCGAAGCGGCAAACTTTTCTGACCGCCGACTAAAAACTAATATAACCTCCTATTTTGGAGGGCTTGATGCAGTACGCAATTTACGGCCCGTAACATTTAACCCCCTCGATATTATGAGTTTCACTGATGATGGTGAGCCAATTGTTGGCGACAACGACCCATATGATGAAATGCTTGGTTTTATTGCTGATGAAGTGCAGGAAGTTATTCCATCTGCAATTTCTGGGACTGGTAACCAACTCAAGAGCGTCAGCGTATTGCAAGTTCTTTCAGTGGCGGTCTCTGCCATCAAAGAAATGGATGCTACGATTACGCTCCTGAAACAACGTATAGAGACACTGGAGAACAAATGAGTGACGTACAATTAGATGTCAATAAGATTATTGAATCTTTGACAAACCAGATTGCAGCACAGGCGCAGCGAATTGCTGTCCTTGAGGCAACGATTGTGGCTATGCGCCAATTATCAGAGAAAAGCACCACACCAAACGCCGAATAAGCCCCACGGTAGTGCTCGCAGTGTAAGATTAATGTGGACCAGGAGCATGTATGAACACAATTAAAATACCGATTGAGTATGGTCGTGATGGATTTGCGCAAGTCACAGATGATACAGATGATTATTATAAGCAATTATTGAGTATTACGGCACGAACAGAGCGAGACATGAGTCCACTGTTTCCTGAATTTGGCGTACAAGACCCGACATTCAATATTGTTGACAATGGAGTATTTCTTATTAATGCATCTAAATATATTCCAGAAATAATACTCACAGAGATTGACACAAACATAGACGAACAAGGCAATAACTTCATCAGATTCAACTTCACGAGACGATAAAAAATGCCCATTGACTTTAGCCCATACATTAGTCTTACCCCAGCAAACCTGGAACCAGGCGATATCTATCAGCAATCGATTGACGTCGCACTGACGGTCCTCCCCGAATTCAATCTTCGTCGCGGAACACTAGAAGATGCAATTTTTCAAGCATCCGCATACATGAACGCCCTCAACATCGCCACCATTAACAGCCTTCCATCACGTCTCATGGAAGGATTTGCAAATCTCGTTGGCTACTCAAGATTTGAAGGAACGAGAGCAACCTTGACGCTCACGGTCACCGCTTTTGACGCAGCCGGAGGCGTTGTCCCAATAGCAACAATTTTCTCCCATCGATATGTCGAGCAAGATGGAACAATAACGGAATACGCATACGAAACAACAGAAGAAGTAGATTTAGCCCCAATATGGTCCGCTAACACTGCATATGTGACGGACCAATACGTCACATATAGTACCAGCACATATAAGGCGCTACAAAATGGAACAAACCAAAACCCAGGAACACAAACGGCATACTGGGACCTCGTGAATGGGGCAGACCCATCACCATCCGCCAGCATTCAAGTCATATCAAAAACCATCGGATACACGCCAACTATCACTTCAGGAACGGAACTTGTCTGTATTACGACGAATAATGTCGTGGATAATGCATTTGCTGAAGACGATTTTGTTATAGGACAAGACGGGGACATCGACTCCACCTACCTGTCTGGAGTACGCACACATCTACAAACCCTATCCAATAGCCTCTCAACGGCGGATCAAATGCGATCTGGTATTTTGGTAACCTATCGTGAAGTAGAAATTTGTAAAGTGTACGATCTTACAGACCCGACATATTTGCTATTTAGTGCTGCTGCCGCCGATGGATACGTAACTGCATTTGTCTATGGTAGAGATAGGGTTCTCACCGACGCCGAACTTGCATCAATTGATACTTTCATTACCAACAAAGCAGTACCGGGACTTGAAGTATCAATACAGAACTATCAATTTGCCCCATTTACAATCAACATAGCCATAACACACAACTCGCTAATAGATAGTGCCGATGTTGAAGAATCAATTAAACTATACATAGTTAACGCATTTAACTATACAAACTTCCCTCTGTATAAAAAAGACATCACGTCAAACTACATTGCTTCAATTGTCTTCCAGGCGGCTATAGGGGTCATTAACGTATCTTCGTGCACGATGCAACACACAGGCACGGGCACGGGATCACCTTATTATAGCGAAACGGCCAACACCAATACATCGACATTGACTTTTCTAAAAAAAGGTTACTTACCACTCATTACCACTAGCAGCATTACAATAGCCTCAACACCACTGGTCCTCTAATGTACTACAACACGCCGTATTTATCTTGGCAAAATGGAATCGAACAATATGACGACGACGATGTCATCCGTAATGCGACATACCTAAACGCCGAAGACCCAAATGTTGCTTTTGTCAATAAATTTTACAACTGGACGGCGGCTCACGTAGACAGTAACGGCGTCGTAGTTGCTGGCACGCCACAAATACTCGCCGTAGACGATAATAATTTGGCCCCATGGCGACTAGCGTTACAAATAATACCGAACAACAACAACAATCTGCTGCTATCTATTACGGGAATAGCCATAGATGGAACGACTACCGCAGAACTGGATTCATTAACATACATTTTTCATGCCCTATTTAAAAGCAGTGAAAAAATATCTGTCAAAATATCTATGGAGGTAGATGGATATTCTCAAGATATCACCCCAGTAACAACAAATTTCGACGTCACTGAAGAATACTTAACATGCAGGTCAAATTTCGCTGAACTATACCCAAATAAGAGCAAGCCTTCTAATTTGTATATTGGCTTGGACGCCACGGTCACTATCAATATTTTAATTACTTCTCATAATAGCCAAACCCTATATATGACATGCCCGTTCTTGTATCAAGAATACGAATACATGCAAAACCCTTTTGTCAAAAACAGCATAAAATATATTCCTCAAGTTTTGTTTGAAATAGACCAGGCACAAGACCCCCAATACCCTATGGCTAAGTTGATCCATGCCTTAAATCATGCTTCTGCACAAACTTCGGCGCTAGCAGCGAGATTTTGGAAATTAGATTTAGAAGAATTGCCAGTCGAATATGACGGCACTGAAGATTTTTCTAAAAGCAAACTTGTTGATCCTGATCTTGCTGATTATGAATATTTGGATTGGTTAGCGCAATTTAACGGCACCTCCGTGCGTAAAAATATTTATGCCCCAAACCCTGCCAATGCTACCAAAACTCAAAATTTAGGGGTTCGTGTTGCGACAACGGTTGCAGGGACGCTTGCAACATCTTTTGAAAATGGTGACACCGTTGATGGTGTCGTATTAAAAACCGGGGACAGAATTCTTATTAAAAATCAAGCGACTGCATCGCAAAATGGTATTTACGTTGTTGCTACGAGTGGTGCTCCAACTAGGGCTACGGATATGCCGGCTAGTATACTAGATATCTCTGCTGGGTTTTCTGTTTGGGTTAATAGTGGGACTCTTAATTCTGGAACTATTTGGAGATTGACGAATGCCAGCAACCCTACGGTAGGTACGGACGCGTTGACTTTTGCTATTAAACAGATATCAGTCGACGTAGCAACGACAACCGCAGGAACGCTTGCGACATCTTTTGAAAACACCGACTACATTGATAATTTCCAATTATCTACAGGTGATAAAATTCTTATTAAAAATCAAGCGACTGCATCGCAAAATGGTGTTTACGTTGTTGCTGCAAGTGGTGCTCCTACGAGAATTACAACACTACCAACAGCATTGACGTTAAGTAATTATCTGGATGTTTTTGTTAGTGACGGTTTGTCTAATAAATATAAAATCTTCAGAAGTACTTCAAATAATGCCGTGATTAATACTAATGATTTGAATTTTTCTGAGGTTGCTTTAAGCGCTTATGAAAATAATGTTGCTGCGTTTACTCGTTGGCAAATTTCTAACGGTTATTGGGGGTATAAGGCTGGTACTCGTGAGGCTTTTGATGGTATTCTTGACAGATATTTAACTGGCACTAAGTATCGTACTTATACTTTGACTGGTTTTCTTTTGTCTATTAAGACTTTGTATGATGAAACTCCATGGGCATCCTATGGTCGTAGTCCATTATTGGAAGCATTGTTGGAACCAGCACGCCCTGCAGGGTATAAACTAGTAGTAGAAGTTGTTAATGACTTAAGATTTACGTTTAACAGTGCTACTTTGGGTCAATTTAATGATGACCCGCTTGGATAGGGAGTTTTTATGGCATATCGCGGCTATATACAGTGGAATTCAGGAGACACGCTTGATGCCGAAGATGCTATGACGTACCTAATGCAACAGACTCCTACAATTTGGGATACCGTTGCTACTCGTAATGCCAACGCCAACTATGTTGCTAGTTTAATTGAGGGTAATCTTTGCTTTATTCAAGCCACTGATACTTTATACTATTACGATGGCGCTGCATGGCAAGCCATTGCCACAAAGGCGTATGTAGATTCAACCAGTGCCACGGCAAGAGATGCTTTAATTTTGTCATACATGAATTCAAACTAAGGAGAAAAATATGTCAATTAAATTTATTAAAGATACTGTAGAACGTGCAGTTACCGCTTTTCTCGCCTCGTACCTGGGTGCCTGGGTCAATGCTGGCGCAGACTTTGACGGTCTGACCAACACGGACAGCCTAAAGACTGGCGTTGTTGCTGCCGGACTCATCGTTGCCGCATCATTTGGACTCAAAAAGGTCGGTTCCAACAAGGATTCTGGCTCTATCCTCTGATAGTCCTGCCAGCACATACTTCTCTCAACTACAATGTTGTAGGCATCAGAGGAGAGTAACCCATGCTTGCAGGAACATACAATATAACTTGTGAGCAGGGCTCGACGTTCAGTCGTATCATTACGGTGGAATACCCCGACCCCAACGACAGTAGTGCGATGCTTGCGTATGACTTTACTGGTTTTACCGCCAGAATGCAGATACGTCGAACCATTGAGTCAACCACCGTCATGATTGAACTCACGACGGCAAATAGTGGCATCGTATATACCGCTTCATCAACGGTCAACGCTGGTTCTTTCGTTGTAGGTACAAGATATGTCATTTTGACTGCAGGGAATACCTCTTTTACGGCAATCGGTGCTGCTAATAATACGGCGGGAACATCATTTGTAGCCACTGGAGTGGGCAGCGGAACGGGAACGGCCTACTCCCCAAGTGGACAACTAACCATCAATATGACGGCAGGACAGACCGCAGCACTTGAAACAAGCGGTGTGTACGACCTGGAAATAATAAATTCAGCGAGTCAAGTCTCAAAACTCCTAAAAGGTGCCTTTACGCTCAACCTTGAGGTCACCCGATGACTGGTATCCCTAATACGGTCAATATTCAGCAGGATACTCCGAATACTGTCACCGTAAATCAAGAAGACCAGAATTTAGTTACCGTACAAACAACGGTCAATAACGTCACCGTAACCACCGGGTCTATTGCCTCTGGACCAACTAGACGACACATACACACGCAGGGTTCGGTGTCCTCTACATGGACCATTACTCATACCCTAGGGGGTAATCCTAGTGTAATGGTTGTAGATTCTAGCAATACAGTGGTCTATGGTGAGATACAATATTTATCTAGCACTCAAGTGCGAATCTTATTCAGTGCTGCTTTCTCCGGATTTGCATACCTAACCTAAGGAAACACTATGGCTCAGAAGTTTCTAACAAGTATTGACCTCAATCAGAACGAACTAATTAACACCAGGTTTCAGGTTGTAACTTCTTTTCCAGCCGTTGAAAACACGTTTGAGGGTCATCTTGTCTATAACTCCACTACCGATGTAATTGCCGTTTACGCAAACGGTGGTTGGCGCTCGCTTCCTCACAGTATCGTTTCTGGTGGTGGTGCAGGAATTGCCGAAGCCCTTAATGTTGTTACATCAAATGGCACCGTAACTCTCACTCTAAACGTCGCCGATACCGATAGTGCAGGCTTGCTCAGTGCCGCATTCTTTAATGACCTTACTGGTGCAACTTCAGCCGCCACTGGAGACAAACTGGTAAAACGCAATGCAACTGGTCGCATAAGTGTTGCTACTCCCACCGATGACTCTCACGCTGCCACCAAGGCTTATGTGGATTCCGCTCGTTCGGGTCTTGATGTCAAGGAGTCCGTAAGGGTAGCGACAACTGCTGCAATCAACCTTTCAACTGACCTAGAGGCTGGCGATGTAATTGATGGGGTAACACTTGTCGCTGGCAACCGCGTTCTTGTAAAAGACCAAGGCACGGCGTCGGAAAACGGTATTTATGTAGCCGTTGCTTCTGGTGCAGGGGCGGCTTCTCGTTCAACGGATGCTGACACTTCGGCAGAGGTTACAACAGGAATGTTCACCTTCGTCTCTGAAGGTACCGTAAATGCTGACAGCGGATTTGTTCTTTCAACAAATGACACAATCACCCTTGGTACAACAGGATTAACTTTTGTCCAGTTCTCTGGTGCTGGGTCATTCACTGCTGGTGACGGTCTTACCAAGAGTGGGACTACGATTAATGCTGTTGGAACAGCGGGTCGTATCTCTGTTTCTTCAGATGCAATTGATATTGATAGCACCTATGTTGGTCAATCAACGATTACGACACTTGGAACGATTGCTACCGGCACATGGAACGGCACAGCCATTGCTGGTCAGTACGGTGGTACTGGGGTTGCCAACACTGGTAAAACCATCACTTTGGGTGGGAACCTCACTACCTCTGGTGCACACGCCACGACGCTCACCACAACCGGCACTACGAGCGTAACCCTGCCCACCACGGGAACTCTCTCCACCTTAGCAGGCACTGAGACCCTTACTAACAAAACGCTCACTAGCCCTACGCTTACTACCCCAGCATTAGGCACCCCTGCCTCAGGAACGCTCACTAACGTAACTGGATTGCCGTTGACAACTGGTGTCACTGGAACACTCCCTATCGCTAATGGTGGTACTAACGCAACGACCGAAGCGACTGCTCGTACCAACTTGGCATCAACAGCCGCTGAAGCAACAGGTCGCGGAACAAGCACCCCAGCACTTGCCCGTATTGCTACCAAAGCCTGTGTAGTACATACTGACAATGTTTCAACAACGTCAGTGGTTCACAACTTTAACACCCTTGATGTAATTGTTCAGATTGTAGAAGTCGCTTCAGGGGCCACAGTTATTGGTGATGTCACCCGTACCGATGTCAACACAGTCAGCGTTACCCTTTTGGGTGCTATTGGTAACGGCGCATACAGAATTATTGTAACAGGCTAAGTAAATATTACCCCGAGGGGCCCATCATAAGAGACGACTGAGGTCATGGCTCAAAAATTTATAACACCAATCACAATCAAGCAGTTATCTTCTGCTGGCTCTGATGGTTTAACAATTTTTCTTGATGGCGAAACTTATGCAAGATTGCAAGTTCAGGGCGGTGGACGACTTGTTTGGGGCGATGGCTCTGCTGCTGGTGACGTAAACCTATATCGCGATGCAGCAAATGTCCTTAAGACTGACGACACCCTAAAGGTTCCAGTTTTATTCATTGATGGCATTGAAGTAGATACTTCTGGTGCTCAATCTGGTCAAATTCTCCGTTTTGATGGTGCCAAGTTCGTTCCGTACACGGGTGATGCAGGCCCTACTGGTCCCACGGGTGTAACTGGAGCGACAGGACCGACGGGTGTGACAGGGAGCACTGGAAATACTGGCGCTACTGGACCAACAGGCACAACTGGCGCTACAGGAAGCACTGGACCCACTGGTCCAACAGGAGTTGGAGCAACCGGTCCTACTGGTGCAGCAGGTGATATAGGAGCGACTGGACCAACTGGCATTACTGGTGCCACAGGAACTGCTGGAAGCACTGGAACCACAGGAGCGACGGGTCCTACAGGCATAACTGGACCCACGGGTGTTGCAGGTGATACTGGGGCTACGGGTCCGACGGGCGTAACGGGCAATACGGGAGCAACTGGTCCCACGGGAACGACAGGAACTACTGGAGCGACGGGCCCCACGGGTATCACTGGACCCACTGGCATCACCGGACCAACAGGAACAACAGGCACGACTGGTGCTACGGGCCCCACTGGAACTACTGGTGATGTAGGTGCAACAGGTACAACTGGTGCTACTGGAACCACTGGCGCTACCGGACCTACGGGTATCACGGGTTCTACAGGAACTACGGGCGCAACCGGCGCAACAGGTCCGACGGGAATCACTGGAACCACAGGCGATACTGGTGCAACGGGTCCTACGGGTATCACGGGAGCCACGGGCACGACAGGAACCACTGGTGCGACTGGCCCGACTGGCATAACAGGCGCTACTGGTATCACGGGTAATACAGGGCCTACGGGAGTAACTGGAACTACCGGCGCTACAGGACCCACGGGCATCACTGGACCGACTGGCGTAACAGGCGATACAGGTGCAACAGGTATCACTGGTGCGACTGGACCAACTGGAGTAACTGGAGCGACGGGCGTTGGTGCAACTGGTGCGACCGGCACAACAGGTCCGACGGGCGTAACAGGACCGGCAGGAAACTTCGGCGGAATCACCCTCGACTATACGTTCAACACAAACACGACAGCAACTGACCCAGGCGCTGGATTCCTGAAGTTCAACAACGCAGATGTAAGTCTCGCAACTGTTCTCTACATTGATGATTTGTCCGACGGCTCAACCGATGTCCAATCATTCTTGCGGACCATTGATGATTCAACGAGCACTATCAAGGGTCACTTTAGAATCTCGAACAAACTTGACTCAAATGATTTTGCGCTATTTACAATTTCTTCTACCACGGAAGAAACTGGATATTTTACCGTTGACTGCGCATATGTTTCTGGTCCGTCAACATCGTTCAGTAATAACGAAGATGTAATTATCACATTCGCTCGCACTGGTGACGTAGGTACGACTGGTGCAACAGGAACTACGGGCGCAACAGGGCCTACGGGCGTTACGGGAACTACGGGCGCCACCGGTCCTACTGGAGTAACAGGTGCAACGGGTACCACGGGCGCAACGGGAATCACTGGTACCACTGGAGCGACAGGGCCCACTGGAACTACTGGAACCACAGGCGCAACTGGACCCACCGGAGTTACGGGTGCAACTGGAACCACGGGAGCAACCGGTCCTACGGGAATAACTGGAACTACAGGCACAACGGGCGCGACTGGTGCTACTGGCCCGACGGGAGTCACGGGCACTACTGGTGATACGGGTGCAACCGGACCGACTGGTGTTACTGGGGCAACAGGAACCACAGGCACTGCGGGTGCAACGGGTCCTACAGGTATAACCGGACCTACAGGTATAACTGGTGCCACGGGTACAACAGGAACCACGGGGGCTACTGGGCCCACTGGTGTGACCGGAACTACGGGTGACACGGGCACGACTGGACCGACAGGAGTAACGGGAGCGACAGGTCCTACTGGCATAACTGGAGCGACAGGCATCGGTGCCACGGGTGCTACTGGACCCACTGGTGCAACAGGCACCACTGGCACTACGGGGGCCACAGGTCCTACGGGTGTAACTGGTGCAACAGGCACAACAGGCGCAACTGGTGCGACAGGCCCAACGGGTGTCACGGGCACTACTGGTGATACGGGTGCGACTGGTCCAACCGGAGTAACTGGCGCTACGGGCGCTACGGGCGCTACGGGCCCTACTGGCACGACAGGAACCACAGGCGCGACAGGCCCAACAGGAATTACGGGAACCACTGGTGATACGGGTCCGACCGGGCCTACAGGCGTAACGGGGGCGACTGGTATCGGTGCAACGGGTGCGACAGGCACGACGGGTGCGACAGGACCCACGGGTATAATAGGAACGACAGGAGCGACAGGTGCTACTGGACCGACGGGTGTAACTGGAACAACGGGCACCACTGGTGCGACTGGCCCAACTGGCATTACCGGACCCACTGGGACTACGGGTGCTACTGGTGCTACAGGTGCAACGGGTGCTCAGGGAAATTTCGGCGGCATCACGCTTGACTACACGTTTGATACGAATATAAGCCAAAGCGACCCTGGTGTAGGAAAACTAAAGTTTGACGCTTCCGATATCACGACAGCAACAAAATTATTCATCGATGATTTATCTGATGGTTCAACTGATGTTCAGTCATTCTTGCGGACCATAGACGATTCAACAAGTACCATTAAGGGCCACTTTAGAATCTCTAATAAAGCAGACTCTGCGGATTTTGCATTATTTACGATTTCTTCCATAACTGAAGAAACTGGGTATTTTGCAGTTGACTGCGCATACGTTTCTGGTTCCGCTTCTTCATTCTCTAATGCCGAAGACGTAATCATTACTTTTGCTCGTACTGGTGATGTTGGCGCACAAGGTCCGACGGGTATTACCGGTCCAACTGGAGCAACAGGAACTACGGGCGCAACAGGGCCTACGGGCGTTACGGGAACCACGGGTACTACAGGTGCGACTGGAGCGACCGGCCCAACTGGCACAACAGGGACGACCGGAACCACGGGTGCAACAGGACCTACAGGCATCACTGGACCCACTGGCGTTACAGGAACCACAGGCACTACTGGCGCGACTGGACCAACTGGTGTAACGGGGACGACGGGTACCACAGGTGCTACTGGACCAACAGGTGTAACTGGCACGACTGGAACCACGGGCGCAACAGGACCCACGGGTGTAACTGGAAGCACGGGAACTACTGGCGCTACAGGACCGACGGGTGTTGCTGGAACCACGGGAGCGACGGGTCCTACTGGAGCAACGGGGAGCACTGGAACGACCGGTGCAACTGGGCCGACTGGTATCACAGGAACTACTGGTGCTACAGGACCGACCGGCGTTACAGGAACCACAGGCACTACTGGCGCGACTGGACCAACTGGTGTAACTGGAACCACGGGTACTACTGGAGCAACTGGCCCTACTGGAGTCACCGGCGCGACGGGTTCATCGGCTACAGCAACAACGAGCGCAACTGACTTAACTTCAGGCACACTTAATAACGCCCGACTTCCAGCAGCAGCAACAAACATTACTTCTGTCGGCACTCTAACTTCTTTGACTGTTTCTGGCACCGTAACAGTTCCAACTCCGACAAACTCAACGGATGCTGTCACTAAAGCCTATGCCGATTCAATTGCTGCAGGTATCAATTGGCATGAGGCGTGTAAATATGCGACTGCGGGAGTACTACCCAATACTCCGACATACAGCAATGGCACTAATGGCGTTGGAGCCACATTGACCGCAGATACTACGGTACGCCTGAACGTTGATGGAGCGAATGCGACCACCGGCAACAGGGTGCTTGTAAAGAATCAAGCAACTGCTACCCAAAATGGAATCTATACCGTGCAGGTGCAGGGTTCCGTGTCGGCAGCATGGGTACTCGTACGGTCAACCGACGCTGATAACAGTATTACTGGACAGGTCAAAGCAGGCGATGCAGTATTTGTTATTGACGGCTCTACCAATAGCAATCAAGGTTTTATCCTCACTTCAGAAGGGACGGGCACTAATAACGCTCATATTCTTGGCACCGATTCGCTCACGTACACACAATTTACCGGTACTTCAACATTACTCGCTGGCGCTGGTCTTACCAAGACCGGCAATACTATCGACGCTGTTGGTACGGCTAACAGGATTACTGTCAACGCCGACAGTGTAGACATTGCTTCCACTTATGTGGGTCAATCAACCATCACAACCTTGGGTACAATTACGACTGGTACTTGGGGTTCTAGTGCAACCCCCATTGCTCTTGCTTCTGGTGGCACTAATGCAACTGACGCCGCAGGTGCCCGCACTAACCTTGGACTAGTAATCGGTACGAACGTTCAAGCCTATGACGCAGAACTTGCCGCTATCGCTGGTTTGACTTCAGCGGCGGACGCTTTGCCATATTTCACTGGTTCTGGAACTGCCAGTACTGCGACCCTCACCACATTCGGACGCTCTTTAATTGACGATGCAGACTCCAGTACAGCACGCACCACCCTTGGACTAGTAATTGGCACGAACGTTCAAGCCTATGACGCAGAACTTGCCGCTATCGCTGGTTTAACAAGCGCCGCGGACGCTTTGCCATATTTCACTGGTATTGGGACTGCCAGCACGGCAACCCTCACCACATTTGGGCGTTCTTTAATTGATGATGTAGATGCTAGTGCTGCAAGAACCACATTAGGTCTTGTTATCGGCACAAACGTTCAGGCCTATGATGCGGACCTCACAACTCTTGCTGGCGTTACTGCTGCTGCTGATAATTTGCCGTATTTCACTGGAACATCAAGTGCTAGTACTACCACGCTCACTACGTTTGGACGCTCATTAATTGATGACGCCGACGCCAGTACAGCACGCACCACATTGGGTCTTGTTATCGGTACCAACGTCCAGGCCTACGATGCCGACCTTGCAGCGATTGCTGCTCTTGCTGGTACTTCGGGATTACTTAAGAAAACCGCAGCGGATACATGGTCACTGGATACTACCACCTACATGACTACGGCGACACCAGGAACTTTGACTGGCTCATTGACATTGCGAGCGGGTACTGCAACTGCGAGTACTGCACCTTTATATTTAACAAGCGGAACTAACTTAACGACTGCTGCTGCTGGTGCTATGGAGTTTGACGGCACGAACCTTTATTTCAGTCCGTCTACGACTCGTAAAACTATTGCATTTACAGACTCAGCAATAACAAGCAGTACTTTTATTGGTACTACTTCCGTAGCATTAAACCGCTCATCTGGCGCCCTAACTTTAGCAGGTATTACATTAACTACACCTGTGTTGGGAGTCGCAACCGCAACCTCAATCAACGGTTTAACGATAACTTCAAGTACTGGTACCTTGACAGTTACTAACCTTAAAACTTTATCGGTATCAAATACTCTTACTTTGGCTGGTACCGATTCAACAACAATGACATTCCCTACCACCTCAGCAACCATTGCTAGGACTGATGCGGCGAACACTTTCACGGGTATTCAAGCAATGACTTCTCCCGCAATTACTACAAGTTTAACAACGGGTAGTGCTTCTTTTGACTTAATCAACACAACAGCAACAACAGTCAACTTTGCGGGTGCCGCAACAACATTAACTATCGGTGCCAGTACCGCAACAATTAATCTTGGCAGTGGTACGACGGGTGCGACAGTCAACATTAAGGGCAGCCTCACCGTTGAAGGCACGACGACAACTATCAACTCAACGACAATCAGCGTTGATGACAAGAATATTGAACTCGGTTCAGTTACCACTCCCACAAACGTGACTGCCGATGGCGGTGGTATTACGCTTAGAGGAAGCACGGACAAGACGCTTAACTGGGTTAGCCTTACGTCAGCGTGGACATCATCCGAGGACTTCAACCTACTTACTGGCAAAGCCTATTACATCAACGGCACGTCTGTACTTAATGGAACAACACTTGGTGCGGGCATTACCGCATCAAGCCTTACTTCATTCGGAGCAACCCCAACAGTCGCATCTCCAATATTGACGCTATCGACAACGACATCTATCACTGACGGAAGAATAGCGTGGGATTCAACTGCAGATAAAATTATTGTTGGTGATGGTGTTACGGCACGCGAGTTTGCTTCATCAACGTTGATAACCAATGCGCGAGTAGCATCATATATCTTGGTGTTGGGAGACAAGGATAAACTCGTCGAAATGGGCGTAAGTTCTGGAAACACTCTTACAGTTCCACCAAACGGGGATGTTGCATTCTCGATTGGAACGCAAATTACCGTGATACAGACAGGTAGTGGTCAAACAACACTGACCCCCGGTGTTGGTGTCACTATTAACGGCACCCCAGGTCTAAAGACTCGCGCTCAATGGTCTGCCGTTACTTTGATTAAGCGCGCCACAAATACGTGGGTTGCGACGGGCGACCTTTCAGCCTAGCCATATGCTAGTGTTGGCTTGGATATAAGGAAAAATTATGACCCTGATTGATACTGGTGGGAAAAAACCAGATACGCCGACAATTGGTACTGCTTCACATTCTGGAAGCGTATTAACTATTAGCGTACCCTTTACTGCCCCAACATATGCGGGCAAGGGGACCATCTCTTCATATACGGTCACTTCTTCTGGGGGACATACTGGCAGTGGGGCATCTAGCCCTATATCTGTCAGTGGTCTGACTTCAGGAACCGCGTATACGTTCACAGTTATAGCAACAACCAATACTGGAGTTGTATCAGACTCTTCTAGTGCATCTAACTCGGTGACGGCTCTAACAACCCCAGCAAACGTAACTGGATTAACGACATCACGGCCATCGTCTGGCAATATTGGGGTTAGTTGGACTGCAGTGAGTGCTGACAATGCTGGTCGTGGTGGTGCTGCGAGCGTAACTTACAGTGTTTATTATGGGACTACCTCAAGCCCAACGACGTTGTACACGACGACAGCCTCCACTTCTACCACTATCCCCCTTACCGCTGGAACTTCATATTGGTTCAAGGTAGTAACAAATAACTCGTCATTTTCTAGTGCTGGCACAACGACTGCAACTTCAACCCTCTGCCTCGCTACACCTACAAACGCAACAAACGTTGCAATCACCAATACCAATGGAACATCGGATTCCGCCGACCAAACATCATCAGTGACAGGTCGCTTCACGGTGACATGGACTGCTGCCGCCGGAGGTGGTGAAACACCATCGTATGACATTTATTATGGAACAACGGCAAGCCCAACAACATTTTGGGTCAATACAGGTGGAACTACTGCAACTGTAACTGGTCTTACAACTGGAACATCATATTGGGCAAAAGTAACTACGAAAAACACTTCGTTCACTGCGAGTGGAACAGTTTCGTCAAATAGCGTTATTCCAGTCAAGCAACCAAATCAAATCACTACTGGATTCAATGCATCAGCAGATGACGCTCAAATTTTTATCACTTTAGATTCCGGTTCTAGGCTTACAACCGCCAGTCATTTTGGTGGATTTATAGGTACTGGTACAGGCTATAAAATTTACACTTCTACAAATAATGTAAACTTTACTCTTGCAATTAATGCAAACTATTCAACTTACGAACTTGACCCATTTGATGCACTTAATGGTTCAGGCCAGACAGTCACCATCACTGGCCTAACTAATGGAACCGCTTACTACATAACTATCAATAGTTATAACAACTTTTATGAACGTACTGGGTCATACGCCAATAGCGGAGCAACCGTAACACCGGTAGCGCCACCATATTTTCCACCATTCTTCCCGCCATTTTTCCCGCCATTTTTCCCGCCATATTTCCCGCCATATTTCCCACCATTCTTCCCGCCATTTTTCCCGCCATTTTTCCCGCCCTTCTTCCCGCCCTTCTTCCCGCCATTTTTCCCGCCATTCTTCCCGCCATTTTTCCCGCCATTCTTCCCGCCCTTCTTCCCACCTCAATTTAAATAGGATAAAATTTGAACTCATTAGTTGAACCCGGATATTTTGGTTTAAATAAAGATTCCATCATTGTTATTAGAAATTTTGTTGAGCCAGAACATTTAAAGACTGTACAAAAATTCCTACCAACAATCAATGAATGGATGGACCCAGGTGAAAGTCAATATTCCGAAAATGGAACATGCCTCTATAATGCCGACTACTGGCGCAACAGGCAATGCGGTGGGGAAATTATTCAAAAATTAAACAGTAATATTTATAAAATTATTGAATTTTATATTGATAAAATGCAAAAAGTGTTAACAGAAAAATTCTCTGTCCAACTATCAAGTAGGCCACCAGTTCTCATCAAATGGACGCCAGGCACAGAGCAAAAACCGCATGCCGATAAACAATTGAACGATGGCTCACCAAACCCGTTTCCTGATTATGATTTAAATTCGCTTATTTATTACAATGACAATTTTGAGGGTGGCGAATTATATTACCCAGAACATGACATTGTTATAAAACCAGAACCAGGCTTGGCAGTTGCCCACCCAGGTGATATACATTTTCTACATGGTGTGAAACGTATTATTTCTGGCGAAAGATGGACTACGCCATCTTTTTATACAGTGAAGGAATTTATATGAAATTGTTAAAACACAAAAATTTTACAATTATTTTTGATTTTTTGACAGAACATGAAATTGCTATATTTTCAAAATACTTTTTAAATGTTAAATGGCAAGAGTCGCATGGGGATAAACATTTTTCAAATAATATTACCTCGTCTGATATTGGAGAAATCGCGTCCAAAGTACAGGGCAGATTGAAGTCAACAATACAAAATATTTATTCATGTATTTTAAGTGACGAGACTCTTGGTACTTTTGTTAAATATCGACATGGTCACGGACTGCCTCTTCACTATGACGCAATGACAGTAGATGATATAACGGGTGAGAAAACAATAAATAAAACATTTAGTGGATGTACGACGACTGACATGACGTCAATACTTTATTTAAAAAATGATTCCATAGGTGGACTAATAAGTTTTCCAAATTTAGATATTACCTACTATCCGCTGAAAGGCTCCGTAATCATATTCCCATCATTCAAGGAATATGAACACGAAGTATCTCCCGTAACAAGCGGTGACAGGATTATAACTACAACTTTTTGGCATGTGTTTGATGATACGCAAAACAAAATTTAAAAATATTACTATTATCAACAATTTAATTATTCCGCAAGATATTGCCAAATTGCGCACATACATTGATTGTTCTCCTCTTCAGAAGGAAGAAAATAATCCTAATACATTTATCAACGTACAAGATAGCGAATGCAATTCCATACTGTCAAAGGCTCAACAATTACTTAAAAGCAATATTGAGGAAGATTTTGACACATTAGTAAGCGACGAAGGAATAGGTACGGTAGTGAAGTTCTCTATAGGTTGGGAACTTCCATATCACTGCGACCAATGGTCAAACCTGCCCACATACGGGGGCGCTCCGAAGCGTGATATAAGTTCGATAATCTATTTGAGTGATGATTTCAAGGGTGGCGAATTAGTTTTCCCTGACCTGGGCATATTCATTCAGCCTGTGGCTGGGTCCGCAATCTATTTTGCGGGTACCGAGGAATATATGCATCAGGTAACGCCATTACTTTCCGGAACAAGATTGACATGCACTGGTTTTTGGGGTAATCTCTCGGGGTATGACGATGTTTCAATACCCTGAACCGCTACCATTCCGTTTTGAAAAACATTCGGTAGGTGTCCCAGAACTAGGAATACGCCTATACAGGAGTGTTTTGCCGCCTGCGGCAATGATTCCTGAGCGCCTCGAAAAAACTTTAGCGAATAGCAGTCACCCCTATTTCCGCTGGCACGATTCACTCGTTGGAGAGGGAGTGAAGATGCCCGAGTACAGAGATTGTGTTGATTTTAAATACGACAAAAACTACGACGATAAAACTCCACCTGAATTCAGGGACGTAATCGATGTTTACTATACGGTTGCCGATGTTCAGAATGAATGTTTACGTGATTATCAATCCGAGTACAACATCAACATGACCTACATGGAGGCAATTAATTTTGTCAAGTATACCGCTGGTCAACATTTCAATGTCCATACTGACCATGGTTTTTCTTATGTATGCACGGTGTCATCAGTGATGTATCTCAATGACTCCTATGACGGCGGGGAGTTGTGGTTTCCAAAACTTGACATAAAAATTACGCCCGAATATGGGGATTTGGTATTTTTTCCTTCCACTTACATTTACGCACATGCTTCAATGCCTGTAACTTCGGGGGTGAAGTATTCCGCCGTAACAATGTATGACTACAATGACGATACGCATAAGTATGGTGGATTCACTCGTCAATTCGGGCAGACAAACAATCAGCCTTACGAGCCTTCAATGTCCAACTCTATTATCATTGGTCCGATTACTCCAACTGAGGGTGTCTCCATATGACTGAAATGACATTGACTAGAACGCATCAACTTTCTCCGAAAATAAAACAATCACGATTAAAGCGCGACTGGATGGACGATACGTATAATAAACATGCTTATCGATGTTTGCCATTAAGTGCAGCAAATGTTAACGGCTGGGAAATAATCTTACAAAAAGAAATTGTTGCTATTTGGGATGGCGGAATGTCTGTCCCTAGAATTATTTCGGATGATTCATTTAATGGTAGAACTATCGCCAATTGCAACAAAATTGGGATGATTGATATCCATCTTGGATGGGCATTCGGTACGGAGCAAGGTTTTGACACCGTTGTTACTGGTTCCCCTAATTTTTTTATTGATGGACTAGAACCACTGACCGCATTGATACCGAGTAGTTGGTGGCCTGATGAAGTGCAGATGACATGGAGATTCACTACGCCCGGCAAAGAAGTTATTTTACCCGAAGGAATGCCTTTTGCATTTTTTTATATTCAACCTTCTCATCTTCAAGAAGACGTTAATTTCAAAATGAAAAATCTTTGGGATGACAACGAACTTATTCAAAAAAGAATGTCATATAGTGATGCTAAGATGAAAAAACAAATAGATGAGCCATGGACTTGGATGAATGGCATCCGAACTGGACTCAATGAACGTGGAGAGCAAATAGGTCCACGCCATGATAGTTTGGTGCAACTGGCTGAACCAGAAATATCCGAGGTCTATAATGTTGATTGATTCAATTTCTACTTTCAAAATCACTGCATTTACGCCGCTAGGTGATGAAGATTTTCATATTTCACTAATTGACAATGGTGGAGTTGTGGGCGGGAGGATATGGAATGATAAGGGGGAAATTAGTTTCACTGATTCAAGCAAAGAAAATAACTCCTTAGAGTGGAGTATTCCTATAGAAACACCCTTTGAAACAATCCTTAAATTCAATGTTTTCATATCTGTAGAGGAAAATCGAATGAGCGGACGCGTTGTTGTTGGCGATTATGGTTCCGTGGCATTTCAAGGGTTTGGTGAATGAAATGTCTTATGACGAAAATAACCTCTATAAAGTAGGTATGTCCTCAATCGATGGTGAGCCAGATTTTTTGAGTCAATTTCATGGAAAAGTAACACTATTCGTCAATATTGCATCCAAATGCGGGTATCAACCAAAATGCAGTAATTTTTGGTCTTATGCCAGAAGTTTACGACAATTTAAACAACTACAAATCGTGCATGACGAATTTAAGGACCGAGGTTTCAGCGTTGTGGGTGTCCCTTGTAACCAATTTGGGAAGATGGAACCCTGCCCCAACGATGAAATTTCATCATTCATAAAAAAATCATATGAATTTGTTAATTTCCCTATTTCTGAGAAAATTGATGTTAATGGTCCAAACGAGCATCCGCTATATTCCATCATTAAAGGAAAAGAAAAACGCAATAAATCTGATTCCATGGCAGACAATAGTGATAAAGCATTTGCAGGACGAAATGTAGAAGGTGCCGCCATGGCGCGAATCCCGAGCAATTGGGAGAAATTTATTGTTGGCCGAAGCGGTACGGTGATTGCTAGATTCAATTGGCAGGCAATGCCGCTGGATAAGGAACCTTTAACTACGGGTGAAAGTTGGACAATCCGGGAAGCGATTGACGAAATACTTGGATAATGCGGAGTGGTATAGTTTACTGTGACTAAATGATGAGATAATACGCAGTGTTTGGAGGTGTTCTATGAAGAGTTTGTCAAATCAAATAAAAATCAAAGCACTCAGGGAAAAAATTGCCGAATTTGAGGCGACGCTGTACGGGTCGCTTGCTGGAAATGGTTTTGATTTAGATTTATTTGAATCCGAAGATGATGTCATTAGCCACATTGGTTCAATGTTTAGTCTATTTACTACGCCAGCAATACGATTTAGATATGGGTTCAGAGTATGGAAAAGTATCGCCATTTCAGAACAAGCCGACCATTGGATGGCCCCAACCTGTTCTTCGACTGACACTCACATGAATATCCCAATGGACGAACTTTATGGTCGTACCGAATTCAAGGACATCCTTATGGATACTGGTTTCTTGGAAAAAATCGTAAATCATGTTGTCATTTACAACATTCCTGGTGGAGCCTCAATTATCTACAATGAATTGACGCCAGGCTCAGAACACCTAATTAAGCAGTATCAGATGATTCATCCATATCCTGGAGCGCCTTCGTTGCATGAATTGTTCAAACTATTACTCGAATGGCAATGGGCCTACATATACGCAGAGAGCCGTGAACCAATGGCTGAAGTGGCGAACGAATTGCTTACTAGCGTAGGTCTACATATAGACCAGCAAAATTCCGTCGAACCAGTCAAATCACTCATGCAACTTCCCGATATGCAGGTCGCCCAATATTTCAAAACTGGCGTATGTTCGCTTCCTGAAATCGCACCACCAGAACCAGTAGAATTCAAACTATGGGCAGTGAAAATTGGAATTTTCAATTTACACAAAAAAGAATTTGCCGACATGTACGAGACCTGCTTACGAATAAAAATTATGAAGACAAAATTATCCTCATTGGAGAATGAATAAACCATGGCATTAAATGAACAACAAAAACAAAAAGCCAAAGATAAGGCAGCGTCTTTCTTGGAGAAAAGCATATTTGATTTGTGTTTGGTATTGGGCGTCGACCAGGATGAATTAACGTCCGATTACACAATCCCCGTAGCAGAGGACGACCCTGACTATAGGGGTTATTCTTCACTTATTAAGATGTTTCAAAGTTTGGAAAAAATTGAGAACGGCGTGTAATGAAGAAGATTAATTTTAACATAATTAAAGAAGAAGACCTTGAGAAGCAGTATGGATATACGGTTGTCAACGCTCCAGAAGGCAAAGTTGGCCCAGGCACATGCGACGACGATGATATTTCTGAAAATGTTGTTCGGTGGGATGGGCCAACAATGACATGGTCTACTCAACTAAACGTTGGCCATCATTGTGTGAGTTTAAATATTCCTGAAGAAATAGCAGATGAGTATGACAACTAGAATCGGCAATAAAGATAATCGCACGTATGACGCGACGAGCAATATCGCTTATTTGGATACGATTATTTTATCGATACTGTTTACCGTTGGTATGGAGGAGGAAGAACTATATATCGCCACGATTGAAGAAATTATTTCTAATATACGCAGCACGTTTGAATATAGTAAAAATACGCTACCTACAGCAAGTCAAAATACTGTTCGTAGTATTAGCATGTTACTCGTAATAAATTTGAGGCGCGCATGGTTTGACAGACAGATTGCTTTGGAGGTTCTGGCCCGTGGATAAAATACTTGGTAATAAATATTTGCTTGCGTCTTTAATTTCGAATGAATTAACGAGAGACCTATCTGAGGGTCTTGACTACGACTACGACTCCGCTTATAACGATATCAATACATCTATTAAAGAATATTATAATTCAATGACTCTAGACAAACGGGCAATTGCCATAGGCGATGGCGCGATGTTGTCGCATGAAGTATTTGATAATCCTCAAATTGGTTGGAAGCAATCCCTATATTTATGTACTGATTATTTTGCTTTGATGATGGCGAATGTAAAAAGGCCAAAGAATGCCTTAATCAATGGGCCAGACAAGCATTTTAATTTAGTTGCAACATTGGCTTCTATCGGTTGCAAATTGACTTTTTTAAATAACAAATATTTGAATAATTTTGAATTGTTTGTATTAAACAATCCAGAGTTTCCATTTGACATTGAGTATGAAGTTATTGAACAAGAAGATATTTATGAATATTCTGGTCTAAAATTTGATTTTATGTTACTTGGTGCGGTCTATCTAGTATTAGATGATGAATTGATAAATTCCCACATAGATGCTCTTGAAGTAGGTGGAGTAATTCATCTCATCAATACCAATGATAACTCTGAAATATACGGTGAAGACTATGCGCATTGTCCAAGTTATAAATTATTTGAAGTGATAGATGATTACCCAAATATCACCACCTATCATGTACCTTTTGGTATTGGTCATAACTTCATCATCAAAAACTGATATAGTGACAAAATGAACGCGCGCCCAGATACGTCTGTCATTCCTCATCCAGATACACCCGTCATTGGCGATGAGCAAATACTAGAAATATCAAATTATCAAATCGAAATTCTGGGCCCGGGGATAGTGGTTTTTAGAAACGTATTACAGTTTGAACAGAAGTCAGTATTAGAATATATTGACAGTAGGGCTGAAGAGTCGCATAAAAATCGTTGGACCTATATTGTTGGGGAAGATGGCGAGAAATATGGGATTAATGAAGATGGTTTTCGTTACCGTCCAGAGGACATCCCGGCAACGCCCGTAAGAATTCTCCGTCCGGTAGATGAAACAACTCCAGAAAATATTGCTAGTTTTTTTCACAATATGGAAGAAACTATTTATAAATGCCTGATTCGTTATATTGACATTTATCCATTGCTTGTTGGATGTGTTTGGTGGCGTAATCGTGGTCATATTCTTCGCTATATGGATGAAGGAATCCTTGGCTCGCATTGCGACAACGATACTAATTACAAGGTAACGGACGGCGTTCGCTATATGCCACGTGGACAAATGGCGGCCCGTCAAACATGTGGAGCCCTTACTTATTTGAATGATGGCGTGGATAATGAATCGCAACTAGATGGCACCAATTTTGTCGGTGGTAATTTGAGATTTTTTCATATGGGTATTGAATATAAACCACAGCGTGGTGATGTTATTATGTTTCCAACGAATTACGTTGCATCGCATGACGTAACCAGAATGACCGCAGGAAGTAGATACACGTATCTATCGTTTTTTGGACAAGGCTCACCGGACAGCAAGGTAAATATCAATATAGTTGAACCAGAAGATAGTTTTGATTGGTGTCCTGGAATGTGGATGAATAATATTTACGATGATTATGAGCGTTATTGTAAATCTGAATTTTCAATATATTCAAAAGGCGAAGTAGAATTGGGGATTAATCCCGTATTCCAAGGTCGATGTGTTGCGCAATACGGTACGACACACGATACCGAAGTATTAACATAGGAATTTTCAGTATGAAAAATCTAGGTAATGGAATTGTCTTATTTAATGAATCATTTAATGTAGATGGTGCCATTCTTGATTTTTTGAATTCCCTACAAGAGGTTGAGTTTAAAAATAATTACACATACGAATTCAATGATGATAATTCTGTTAAGTGTTTGGTTAATAAAAGCGGGCACAGGTTCCGGCAAGAGGATATATCGAAGTCCTGTGTTCGGTTGAGCAACTATTACAACTACCCGAATTCTGAAGAATGCATAAATTTTTTTAATAACTGCGATTCTGCCGTTTATAAGGCGCTTCTTGAGTATTTGGAAATTTTTCCCATGCTATTACCTTGCATATGGTGGAAGACCAAAGGACACCCAATTTTTTATCCAGAAGGCTCAGAGCAGGGCCTTCATTGTGATAATGACATTAACTACAGTCCAGGCTTTGAACCGAGTATGCAATTGGGCTCCAGGCATGTCCTTGCTGCAATGTGTTATTTAAATGATGATTTCAGTGGTGGCGAAATAGTTTTTCCATATGCTGGCGTTACACATTCCCCGAAAGCAGGAGATGTTCTTTTGTTTCCAGCAAACTATATTTGTGCACATTATGTTGCAACAGTTACGTCTGGAGACAGGTATGCATATCTTCAATACTTCGGACAGGGCTCCTCATCTCCCGAATATGGGATATCAGTATGTGATAACTCGCCATATATTCATAGTGGACAAGTATGGATGAATGATATTTTTTCTGATTACAAAAACCATATAGAAATGAAATATCAACCTAGTGAATCTGGTGATTTTCTTCGTCCCCTACAACGCAAATTCCATAGTTCTGAAATAAGGTGAATACATGGAGATAATTAACAATGATGTTGAACTAGAACATCTTGGTAGTGGTGTCTGCATATTTAGGAATGCTTTTTCTGCCAATTGGGAAGCCATATTTCAGACCGCAACAGAATTAGTAGACCTCGAACATGCCGACATGTATCAGCAGACTATTCACCCAGAAACTGGGGAAATGGCATACATTAATAAAAGCGGATATTTATTTACTGGTGAATCAATGGATGCAATGCCTCGACGCGGTTCCGTAATTCATCGTGATTCTCGTCCACAAATTGCCAAAATGCTTCAGGATATTGAAACTATAAAAGATTCGTATTTGTTAAAATATTTTGAACGTTTTCCACTTGCGTATAATTGCATATGGTGGAAAGTCAAAGGACACCTAGTTTCATATTCGCCAGGCGTTTATCTTGGGAGTCACTCCGACATAAGTGCCGAATATGTATATGGAGTACATCAAACGTCGCAGGAGTTGGCACTCAGAAACGTTATAACATCAATCACGTATCTCAATTCATCGAATGACGAGAATTCGTTAGTGGACGGTGAATTTTCTGGCGGGGAACACATATTTAATTATTTAGGAATAACATACTCTCCGCGTGCTGGCGACATCATGATGTTCCCATCCAATTATATGGCTGCACATGAGGTGCGTCCTATCGTATCTGGAAGACGTATCTCTTATCTTGGTTGGTATTCACAAGGGACACCCAACCAAGAGGTTGGCGAGAGCGTATGTGACCCAAAAATAAATCCAGAAGGTGCTCGAATCAGCACGAATGTATATATGCCAACGCTTCGTCATGATTATAGGGAGTTCCTGAAGTCGCGAGGGTATGACGAATCATCGGAACAATTTAATGCAACAAGACTGGTTGGCGAATAATGAAATCAACACACATAGGTATGGGTGTCGTTGTCTGTGAAGATGTTATAGATATAGACCAAGAGTTTTTGAAAAAATACATATCCGCACTGCGTGGTGCTAAAGAAAATACTTTTACATATATCGAAGAAGAAGGAATTACATACGCAGTCAATGCTACTGGTTTTAAGTTTAGTATTGAGGACATTTCTATTGCTCCTCAAAGATTTCTCAATACACGTTCACCTGAAGCACTAGGACAATTAGTAAATGAAGCAAATGAATTTATAAATAAATTAGAAAACGCAATTTATGACGCCCTGATTGAATATTGTCGCCATTTTCCTGATGCAGCAACGACGGCATGGTGGAGACCCCTGGGGCATCTGGCAGGATATGAAAATGGTCAAAAAATTGGTCCTCATTGCGATGACCAAGTTCCTTATGAGTGGGGTCAGAAAACGGGAAATCAAGTATCAATGCATAATAGTACGAGCATAAACTTATATTTAAATGATTGCGTTGAATCAACCGAAGAACTTAATGAAACAAACTTCATAGGTGGAGAACTGTGCTTCCCAAATATCCCCTATAAATGGAAGCCAAAGTCCGGTTCGGTCATTGCCTATCCTTCAAATTATGTTGGAAGACATGAAGTGTTACCCGTAACCCATGGTCAGAGGTATGCCTATCTAAGCATGGCGTGTTACGGGACATCATTCACATCGGAAGAAATTGTCGGTCAAGACAATCCACATAGGATTTGGATGCCGAAACTTATTGAGGATTCACGTCGTCAGCCAACAAAACTATAGGTTTTTCAGACCGATAATCAAATCCCAAATTTTGAATATATATTTCATATTCTTCTTTTGTCGGAGCCCCCCAATATCCAATAATATCTCCATCAAGTATTTGCTTAACAATTGATGATTTATCATTTATGGATGCATTGAAATCAACGCACGGCCTATTATTTGTTAATGGTTTGGAATATATTTTTTTCCAAGAATCATCCGTTCCATCAACGATTGATTCATGTCGGCCAAATGAATACAGACAACTGTCACTGACAGAAAAAAACCTCCATCCTCGCGCACTTGCTCGCAGGGCGAGGACGTGTTCTTCTCCATAAAAAGCAATACGCGGGTCGGGCATAACTTCTTTAAAAAGGTCCAATTTTGCAAACACAAAACCCCCCGAAGTAAGATAATGCTCATACTCCCCGCCTGCCGCCATTCCACCGATTATTTCAGATTCATATAATCCATAAGGATTCCCCAACACCAATGGCGCCCCAAGCGTGTCATGTTTATGAATTTCTCCTATCTTATTTTTCGTATACCATTTTGGTCGATTGCTTATAGCGGGCTTTTCATATTTCACAGAAAGTTTGGATATCTCGCGCAATAAATTCATATCCCAATTTTTATCAAAAATTGTATGAGCATCAATTTGCAGAGCATAATCTTGATTTTCGTGGAGCATAAATGCATTGAGTCTGCCCAAACCGAGACCAAGTGGATATTTGTAGTCAATGTTTACTTTTTTTACATTCTTGTAGGAGTCAGTATTTGAAAATTGACCATCAGTTCTTTGGTCAATTATTCCAAAATAAATACGACTAGGAAATCTTGCGTTCTCATATGCGCTCTTGACCGTCATGCAAATATCGCTTTCATCAACACCACATGTAAAAACAAAAATTGTCCTAAGATGCTTATTTATTTCCGAAGATGCATCACTCATAGAAAAATTCACCTGTACTTAGCGCCAATGGCGGAGAGTCTTTATGCCATACGTTGATGACCATTACTTGACGCACGCCATTGGCCGCTGGGGTGGTTCCATGGAGGCGCCTGCCAGCATCAAAAGAGATGAGGCGATTCGGTACATATGCTAAGCGTTCCATATATTCAGGAGAAGATAACAAGGGGGCTATGTTGTCTCGTTCTAGGGCATTTTCTGGAGAACCTTTGATTTTGTTTTCATGCATTTCCAAAAATCCACCGTCACTACAGGATGTGAATCCATACCAAATTGCACCGATAACAGGAGCATTGAATGTCTTATCGCGGGCGTAGGCAAATGTATCTTCATCAACGTGAACTTTCAAATATTGACCAGGCTTGAATGTTCTGCACCAATACTCAAAACCACATATTTCAGATTCTGGGAAACCCAACAAACCAGTATCACGCCAGACGGCTTCAATTACTTGTTTTCTTAGGGTGTTGGCCGGGCTGCTCCACCATCCATCCCAGAACATATATGGGGCACTGCATGTAGATTCTCCGGAATGAAAATAATTATTGTATTCTCCAATATTTTCCAAATCTCCCATATTTTCGGGAAAAAAATTAAAGTCATTTTTAATAGCATTAACCAAATTGGTATTTTTTATAAAATCGTCACAAACAAACATCTATTCCCCCGTTATTACCAATTAATCTATATGGTGACCAATCTGGAACTATTTTCGTATTCGGTTCTAACGGGCAAAGATTGGCGCTGATAACGATTCGCGATTCATCAGACATGTGACGGGATGTCATATGAGAAATATACGAATTGAATATGATGAGCATTCCTTCTTTGGGTTTAATCGATATTGATTGTTCTATTGTGTTGCAATGTGTTAAAGAAAATACGATTTCCGCAGAACCTTCCGGAACGGATGGATAGTAGACAATAGAGTAAAATTCTGACGGATAAAGATGAGAATTTGATTTATGAGAGTGCATCCCGACTGACTCGCCACGATTTAAAATTAAACCCCAAATTGACTCAACGGAGTATTCTCGATTCAAAACACTGCTTACAACGGATGATATTTTTTTGCATAAGTCGTAGATTTCGGGAACACCCGGAAGAACAATATCTTCAAAATATGTATGCGGAAAATTTACGGCATCAGGTTTTTGATTGCTAGACAAAATAATTTTAGAAATCAACCGATTATCAATATCGGCAACGTCTAATACGTATGCATTTAAATTAATGAGTGGCACTACGTCCATCTGGGTTCACCACCAAAAATCATAGATATCTGAGTAATTTGATTAGCCATGACATATTTATAGCATAAGATGAGTAAATTAGCCAGACACCAAGGAGACAAAATGTCCAAGACCCAAATTGAACTGATTAAAATCATTGAAAGCCTTGTTTCACAAATTGAACTGACCAAAGTCATTGAAGGCCTTCTTGCACAAATGTCTCAACAGTCCTCTCAGCAAGCACAAAAAATTGCGTCGCTTGAAGCGACCGTGAACGCCCTCTTGAAGAATACAAATCCATAGAATCCAATCAAACTATGATTTCTATCATTACGCCGACGCTTAACACTTCGCGTCGGTAGTCATTCCTTCTAGTCTTCTTCAACTAGAGGGATGCTATTGAGTTCGTACCAACCCTTGCCCCAGAGGGTTTGTAGCCGCGTAAAATACTTTTCATACATAAGCCCCACCGCATCGAGGCCGTAGCGGTCCTTGGAGTACTGGCTTATTGCTTTACGGTCAAGGTTTTTTGCCGCCTCCGCAGCATCCATAAATTCTTGCAAAGTATGACACCTGAAGCCAGTGACGCCATCAATGACAGTCTCCGTAAACGCCCCCCAGTCGGTTGAGATAACAGGAGAACCACATGCCATTGCTTCTATAGCAACGGTACCAAAAGGTTCAACATAGATAGTTGGGGTAAATGTAGCGATTGCCCCACCCATGAGTTTTGAGCGTTCTTCAGTCCCAACTACGCCCACGTATTCACCGTAAGAAGGTGGAGTTCCCTGACCAGCAATCACTAGACGCTTGCCGAGCGCCTTGCATACATCTACAGCAACCTGATAACCCTTACGCTCCGTCAGTCGACCTATGTATAGGTAGTAGTCGTCGGGCTCTTCTTGTAGGGTAAAGTCATCAATGTCGATATAACTTGGGATAACGGTGTCAAAGAATTTGCCGTCAAGAGTGTGAGGGTCGTTGACTTTAGACCCATAACAGGCATGCATCCATGCGTAGGACTCAAACACCTTATAGTTAGCAAACCACCCGCCATATCCAATCCCAAACTCCACGCTCAGTTCGTTGGGGAAGGCATCAGCAATTGGCTTAGATGCATATCCAGTTATGAGACAGATGAAATCCTTGTGTTCTAGGCGTTCTTGAATACCCTTGATGACGTTGCCGTTGAACTCAACCCAATGAGGTAGGTTCCAGTCGAATGACGCGGCGGAGTAGTGGTTGTTGCCCACGGCCTTTAGTCGTTGCTCCTCAGTAATGCACATGATGTGCTCATCGCAAGGTGCTTCATTGAACTCGCCACCATAAAGAAATACGGTGTGCCCGAGGTTCTTCATCATGATTGCAAATTTCCGCACCTTCTCTGTATAAGCGCAGGCAGTGAAGGTTTCGGTCGTATTTGTATGCGGCAAACTTACTAAGTGAAAACGCATCATTTCCCCTTGAATACCGCTAAAACAACACTATCCACACAGGAATGAACCTTTGATGTTGCATACATCTCGTAAGTAAGACCAGTTTTGTCAAAGTATTCTTTTAATTCAGATGAACGCTGTTCCCAACTATCCATATTGTAGTTCTCGTAAAGAATGTCCTCTATAAGGTAAATGCCATCATCTTCAAGGAAATCAAACATGTTCTCAAAAGTGGAAATTGTCAAATCAAGAACATGCGAAGCGTCATCCAGGATGATGTCAACCTTATTGCCGATTGAGTTCTTTAAATCTAAAAAGGTTTCTGGGCGTGACTGGTCAACGAAAAATGTTTGAATATTGCCACTCTCGAAAAGTAGATGAGACTTTATATCTGCCCCATAAATTTTTGTTTCAGGAAACATTTGCGTCCAAGCAAAGAGGTCAGTATTATGAGTATCTCCAAGAAAAAGACCAATTTCCAAGAATGCTGTTGGCGACATATCGGATAAAAGGTGTGAGTATATGTCCTCGTACCCATGATACGAAGATTTGTCTGAACCCACGGCGGTCATCCAAAAAGCAAGTTTTTGGGAGAACTCTTCGTTATATGAATATTGTGTGTGTAAAATCATGTTGTTCAAAAACTCCAAAAGTGTTTCACGGTTGATGAGGGCGCAAGCCGCCAATTCCCTTACCGTACCACCTCAGCGCAAGTGGCGCACGGGCCGAAGTAAAAAATATTGGTCGCACGAGGGGTTCATTGAGGCCTTGGATGGGCGGTTGGGGTACTATTCAGACGGATACTCCCCCGGGTGCGGTGGCGACTATTGTTTATAACAAAGTAGTTAATGATAGCCTCGTTGTACGCTAAACTGAGTAGTGAACGTTCATGAAGGAGGCCACGGATGGCTTTTACACAAAAACGCCTTGCTGGCCCGCAAGCGATGGCAACTTCTGCAGGAAACATTTATACGACGCCAGCATCGACGTCAACGATTGTTAAACAAATCATGCTTTGTAATACTGATTCTGCAACACAAACTGCAACTCTTTACGTTGCCGACTACACAGCCGCCGCCGCCGCAAAAACAATTTTTAAAGCGATTTCATTAGACCCCAGCGAAACAACCATTTTAAACCTATCGCTCGTTTTGGCTACTGGAGAAAAAATTTCTGGTTTAGCATCAAACGCTGGCGTGACGATTACGATAAGCGGAATCGAAGAGGCATAAAGTATGACAGTAAAGAACGTTCCCGCAAAAGTTCGCATTAATAATATCGACACCATTGTTGAACTTAACGCAACCGAGATACTGACCAATAAGACCCTAACTGCCCCAACTATCAATGCTGGAACAGTTAGTAAGGCTGTTCTTACTATGCCGGTAGAACAACTCACCTACTCAACGACGGCAAACCTCCCCGGCACCGCATCAGCACTAGGCGTACAAACAATTGACGTCACTACAGCAACGGCATACTTTTTCAATCCCACAACCGGAAAAAGCGTGACATGGGTTCCAACATTCACAAACGTAGGGACACTCCTTGACGCAGACGGCAAATCTGTTACGGTCACAATTATTGCAAAAATTGCTTCAAGTGCTGGATATTCTAGTACAATCACCCTAGCAACGAGTACTCTCGTTTGGCAAGGTGGCGTCACTCCATCATCAGCCAACACCAGTGCCGGAATCGATGCTTACACCTATACGATAGTTAGGACTGCAGCAAGTACATATACTGTATTTGCCTCACGAACACGGTTCGCGTAATGCCTATTATCTCGTCGTTTACCGGGGTGGCAGCAAGAGGTTTTGGTTTTACTAACGGCCTACCACCGTTGCCGCCAACGGACATATCTTTTGCTACGTCGGAACTGAACGCTGTAGTTACATTTACGACGACTCCAACTTCATATCCCGTTGATATTGTTCAAGCAAAAATTATGCAAGGTGCAACACTAATATCCGACTGGGCGACAGTGACGAGCGGCGGAAACATTTCTGCTTCAAACCTCACTCCAGCACTTTCATATACCGTCTATTTTAGAACACGTGATACTGGTGGGCAAATCAGTCAAGAAGTTAGCCAAACATTTACAACAATAGTAGAAACCCCTCCTGGAGCGCCGACTTTCTCTTTGGCGGTTGCTTCTAGTGATGCCGGAACATTCAAATTTAATATCACCTCAACTGGCGGAACTGCAGGGACGTACTCACGAATAACTCAATATAGAATTGAAACCTCCGCAGGAGCACAACTATTAGATTGGACGACAATTTCGTCAAACTCAGGAACGGTCACTGCCTATGGTGCCGACACCTATAATGGCACTGGAGCACTCAGC